CTAAAGCCGAAGCATTTAAAGAAATGAACAGGGTTCATATTGCTATGGATCAGGCACTTGCTGAAGGCGCAGAGCGTTTATCAGGCGATGCTTTAAATAAAGAATGGGCAAGAAAGGGTAATAATGCGTTTTTTAGATTTAACTTTCTAGATCAGTGGACTAAGGCTGTTCAGCTTGCTTCTTTTACTACAGCTAAAGAACTAATAAACGATAACCTAGGAAAGATTGCAGCAACAATAGATGCTCCTGTAGCAAGCACTCAAAGACACATGGATGAGCTTATAGAGCTTGGCCTTGATATAGATAAGGCTTTAGATTGGTATAAAGCAGGAGCTAAAAGATCTGACGATTTTTATCAGAACGATGTGTTAAAGGCTGCTGGTAGGTATACTAATGAAATTATTCTTAATCCTAGCCCGGAAGCTGGATTAAAACCTAACCTTATGAGTAATCCTAAAACTTCTATTTTCTTTCAGTTGATGGGATACCCTGCTGCATTTAGTAATACAATACTTAAAAGATTTATAACCGACTCTGTAAGAGATCCTGCTGCTAATCTTCCTAGAATAGGAGCAACTACAATTATGATGACAGGCATGGCAGCAGCAACTAACTATGTCAGAACTCACGGAGACAGTGTTAAAAATAAAGATGACAGTGAAATTGTATTAGATGCTATTGCACGTTGGGGAGGAAATGGACTTATCTTTGATCAGTATAAGAGGGCTAGTAAGGCTTCAGAAGTATATAGAAGTAGTGTTCCTTTTGTAACTGGACTTGGTGGGCCAATATTAGGAGATATTTATAGAACAATTAAAGTTGATTCTCCTATATCTACGATGAGTCAAAAGTTTGTACCTTACACTGCTATTGAACCAATACTAGGTGAGAAGGCAAAAGATGAATATGATGATTTTTTTAAAGATAAAGATAAAAAACTGCGTAATATTTTAGCAGGAGAAAGAAATAAATACAGACCAGACTATTCTTCAGGAGGAATCGTAGAGTTTTTTAAAGTTCCTAATGCCCCGGAAGTTCCTAGAGAACGTATTGATAAGATGACAGGGCAGACTTATGACGAACAATCTAAAGATGAAGACCCTTTAAACCGTCTTGGGTTTAATGTAGGCGGTAAAATTCTTGGGAAACTTATTAAACAACTAGCTATAAAGGACATTGATGACGATGCAGCAGAACAGGCCGCAGAAGAACTTAGAAAAAGATCGGCAGTATTTGCAGATACGAGAAATGAACAAGAAGAAATTATCGCAGATAGAGTTAAGGCGGTTATGGAAGGCAGAAGCTTCACTAATCCACAAGACTTGGATTATGATATAGAGGATGTTTTAGATTCAATAGGGGCTAGAGAACGTCCTGAAGATTCTTTTGTAAAAGCAAGATCTCTTTTTAATATGTCACAAAGCGTAAGAAAAGGACAAGACACTAGCCCTGAGATAGAAAGAGATAAAATAAAAAATGCTATAGGTGAAATGAGGGCTTCTCAAAACGGTACGATTGTTGATGAAGATTTAGCAGAACAGTCTAAGGTATTTAGCAGATTACTTTTAAGGATGCCAAAAACTAAGCAGCCACTTTTACAAAGTGATCTTCCTGATGACAGATCAAAAAGCCTTAGAAAGTTTTTAAAAGACTCCAAAGTAAAAAAGGAAGTTTTCAGAGCAACAGGGGACGGTATAGAAACTGACTTTGAAATTAACTTTGCTTTCCCTAGAGAGCTAGGGCCTCACTTTGGTACAGAAGCTCAAGCAACTGACATACTAGACTTAGCTAGAGTTCCTCAAATGCAAAGAGGATACCTTAATATTAAAAATCCATTAGTTGTTGATAGGGACTATGGCGTTTGGGATGCTGTTAATTTACTTACTGATAAAGAAGACTTACAGTTAATAAGTAAACAGATAGCAAAACAAACAGGAGAGAAGGCTTCAAAAATAGAAGATGAAATAGCAGCTAGGGTTAAGCCAAGCGTTAAGGCCTACTACAGGATAATGAATCGAGTAGACCTAGACGGAGAAACTTACTCTCTTGCTAAACATACTGCACAGGCTAATGCTAATGTTATTTTTAAAAAGTATTTACAGACCAAAGGATTTGACGGTGTTAAATACTTAAATAAAGGTGAAGGTAAAACCCCTGCATCTTCTTTTATTGCATTTGAACCTCAACAGTTTAAAAGGTCTTTTGCGTCTGAGTTTAACCCTGATGACCCACGCTCGTTTAAATATGGCGGTGGGAAAATTTTAAAGTCTTTGAGTTTTAGAAATGGATAGAAAAAGTATTTTTGAACAGCTTAAAATAGATGAGGGAGTAAAGTATTACGTTTATATGGATCATCTAGGATATCCTACTTTCGGTGTAGGCCATCTTATTCTTGATACTGATGAAGAAAGCGGTAAGCCTATGGGAGCTACCGTTTCAGAAGAAAGAGTTCAAGAGTGCTTTGAAAAAGATTTAGACATCGCTATCTCTGAGTGCGAAGTAATGTTTGGAAAGGAAACTTGGTGTGAGTTTCCCGGTGAAGTGCAAGAGATCTGCGTTAATATGATGTTTAATTTAGGCCGTCCCAGATTCTCAAAGTTTAAGAATACTATAAAGTATTTTAAAAGTAATGATTGGTCTAAAGCAGCTACTGAGGCTAGAGATTCAAAATGGTACAATCAGGTTGGTAATAGGGCTGAGAGGCTCTGTAAGAGGTTAGAAGGCGTATGAATTGGATAACTAGTCTTATATCCCCTGTTGCTAATATAGCAGGGCAGGTAATAAAAAACAGGGGTGAGATTGCAAAAGCAAAACATGATGCAAAAATGCAGACCATTCAAAACAATGCTGATTGGGAAGCTAAGATGGCTGATGCTTCTGCAAACAGTTGGAAAGACGAATTTTGGACACTGGTACTCAGCGTTCCCATTTTTATGATAGGGTACAGCATCATTGTAGATGACCCCTCAATAATTGCAAGAACTAAATTAGCTTTCCAAGCCTTAGATGAACTTCCAGATTATTATCAGTATTTACTTTTTATCTGTATATCAGCTTCATTTGGAATTAAAGGAGTTGATCGTTTACTTAGTCTAAAGAAAAAATGAATAAAAAATTAGAACCGGGAAGCGAGTATGAAAAATACGATAGTGACGGTGATGGTGTCGTTACAGATGAAGAACTTGCTACAACAGAAAGGTTACAGTCTCTTGAAATAGCTAATGAAAAAGCCGAAGCTCAAAAGAATATGTGCTGGTTTGCCTTGTTCGGTATGCTTCTCTACCCAAGCGGTATTGTTATCACATCTTTTTTAAAATTGGATCAAGCTGCATCTATACTAGGCGATATTGCGTCCGTGTACTTCATCAGCGTTTCAGGTTTGATAGCAGCTTTCTTTGGCTTCCAGAGTTTCAACAAAAAATGATAGAATTAATTCTTGTTATTGGATTTATACTTGGCTATGTGCTAGGTAAATATGTTAGCTGAAGTAGCAGCTTGTGTATCCTTAATAAAAGGGGTAAACGATGCGATTGCAGCAGCTAAAGAGGCTGGTGGTAATGCCTCTGCCTTTGCGAATATTATTGGAAACTTTGCAAAAGCTAATGATAAAGTTTTAGAAACTGAAAAGAAATATGTAGGTAAGTTATCTGTACAAGATAGTATGCAAATACAGATAGCTAAAAGACAGCTATCTACTTTTAATCAGCAACTAAAAGATATAATGCTAATGCAAGGACTCTCTGGAGACTACAACGAGATTATGAATCGAGTTGAAGAGAGCCGCTTAGAACATGAGAAAAGATTAAAAATATTAAAAATTAAAAGAAAAAAAAGAGATGAAGAACTTCAACTTATACTTCAAGTTTTAATGACTGCTATTTGCGGAGTGGGTATTGTAGTTATGCTTGCTTGGGTGTATACTCTTTTTAAATGATATTCGCGTTTCTTTTAGTTGTTTTAGTTAATGAAGAAGTCGTTTCGGATGACAGAATGTTATTTCGTAGCGGTTATAGATGTAATTTTTTTGCTCATCTTGTAGAAACAGGAAGACATAAACCAAAAGGAAACGAGAGGATATACAATGAACAATCCAATATTTCAGCTTACTGCATCCCTAAAATGGTTCCCCGGAGGAATACTACCTTTTATGACTAAAGAGGAAGGAATTATTTTAGAATATAATCAAGCCTTTGGAGAATCAGATGGCAAAAAAGAAAGCCCCAGCAAAGAAGAAGAAAAGTAAAAGCAAAGTAAATGAAGCTGGTAATTATACTCAGCCTACTATGCGTAAAAACTTATTTAATAAAATTAAAAGGGGATCTAAAGGCGGTAAGCCGGGGCAATGGTCGGCTCGTAAAGCTCAGATGTTAGCTAAACAATATAAAGACGCTGGCGGTGGGTACAAGTAAAAAACTTTGGAGACTTTGGTGTAAATCTATTGGCGAGAAAGCATCCGACAATGCCAAAGAAGCCGATATCGTTGCGCTGTTTAGAACAGTTATTGTTCTAGTAAATTTTATTACTTGTTTTTTTATAGTAGCAGGAATACTACATCATTGGTAAAAAGAAATAAAATGAAATGTCCTATATGTAATTTAAATTTTTGTGTTTGTGGAATGTTAATATGTACTTTTTTGAAAGATGGATAAAGACGGTCAATAAAGACTACTCTAAGTTATTTAGATTTTGTTTAACGCATGAGGTAAAGATGAAGATAAAAGCACCACCGGGTTATCATTGGATGAAACAGAAAGATGGAACTTATAAGTTTATGAAACATAAGGGAGAGTTTGTTCCGCACAAAGGAGCAAGCTTGTTTGCTAATTTTCCAGTACAAAAAAAGCATACTACTAATGGCCCGAAAAAAAGATCCTAAAGTAGGCACTGGAAAGAAACCTAAAGGCAGCGGAAGGAGGCTGTATACTGATGAAAATCCAAAAGACACTGTGCGAATATCTTACAAAACTCCAGCAGATGCTAAAAAAACTGTGGCAAAAGTTAAAAGAATTAACAAGCCCTTTGCTAGAAAAATTCAAATCCTTACTGTCATGGAACAAAGAGCCAAAGTAGCTGGCAAGAATGAGCAAGCTAAAATTGCTAAACAAGGTAAGGAAGCTATTAGGAGGAAGCATGGCAAAACAAAGTCAACAACCTCAAAGGGATAAAAAAGAAATAGAAATTTGGATTAAGCAGCAACGAGATAAGGGGCATAATCAATAATGGCACTTAAAAAATCTCAGAAGTCTTTGAAGAAATGGACAGAGCAAAAGTGGCGAACTAAGTCTGGTAAGAAGTCTAGTAAAACTGGAGAGCGTTACTTGCCTGAGAAAGCTATAAAGTCTCTTTCAAATAAAGAATATGCTGCTACCACTCGTAAAAAAAGGGAAGACACTAAGAAGGGCAAACAACACAGTAAACAGCCCAAGAAGATTGCAAGAAAAACTAGATCTTATAGGAAGTAAAGATGCGAGAAGAATATAAGAAAGGTGGTAAATCTAAAAAACGTGATCCTAGACTAGAGAGGGCAGGAGTAAGTGGATATAACAAACCGAAACGCACACCGAATCACCCGACAAAGAGCCATGTGGTTGTCGCTAAAGAAGGTGACAAAGTCAAAACCATTAGATTTGGACAACAGGGAAAGAAAGTCGGGACAGTTAAAGGAACGGCAGGGAAACCCAAAGCAGGTGAATCTGCACGTATGAAAGCAAAACGTAAAAGTTTTAAAGCTAGACACGCTAAGAATATAAAACGTGGTAAAATGAGTGGAGCTTGGTGGGCTGATAAGGTCAAGTGGTGATGGAAGAATTTCTTGCGTATCCAGAACCTGTAGAGAATGCTGTAATTAGATTTAATACTGATGCCTTGTGTCACCTAGCTACTGCATATAGTTCAGCACAAGACCAAAAAGAATGTAAGCTATTATTAAGTTTAATGGAAACTCATTCTAAGTTTCTTTTAGAGACTAGTGAAAAGATGTTACTACGTAATAAATTTTATGTAAGAGAAGTTATTCAGTAGATTTATTTTTATAATCTTCTATAGCAGCTTTTACAGCGTCTTCAGCCAGTACAGAACAGTGAATTTTAACAGGAGGCAAGGCAAGCTCTTCTGCAATCTCAGTGTTCTTAATAGTTTCTGCTTCCTCTATAGAGCGACCTTTAACCCACTCAGTAAGTAAAGAGCTTGAAGCAATAGCCGATCCGCATCCGTAAGTTTTAAACTTAGCGTCTTCAATAATACCGTTTGTGTTTACTTTTATTTGAAGGCGCATTACATCACCACAAGCAGGTGCGCCAACCATCCCAGTTCCTACATTAGAATCATTTTCATCTAGCTTCCCTACGTTTCTTGGGTTATCATAATGATCTAATACTTTATCGCTATATGCCATTTAAGGAAACCTATGTTTAAGAAATGTGGTTCAGTGCTGATAGTTCTTCTTCTAATATTCTGTGCAGCCCCTGTAGTTTAGGAAGTCCTTCCGTAACTACTTTTTTTATTACTGGTATATCATTGCCTTTAAATACTTTAGAAACTTTATCTTCTGGTAAAGACGTATATTCAGTCATTAAAAATCCTTTAGAGTCAATGAAGACCCTAAAGGATATTATGTTACCTTCTTTCATGCGAAAGACACCTTTGATACATTACCTCTTAGACCTGCTTTCATGTAAGTCGTTGCTCTACCTTCAAAGAAGTTTTGATGTTCTACTCCTAGTACATCGTCCAACCAATCCAAAGGATTATCTTTAACTCCATAATTAGGTTTTAACCCTAACTGTAGCAGCCTTCTATCAGCAATATATCTTATATACTTACTCATGTCTTCTTTAGTAAGCCCTTCAATATCTCCCATCTGAAAGACCAGATCTAAAAACCTATCTTCTAAATCTACCATATCTCTACAAGCTTGATAGATTTCTTTTTTAAACTCATCAGTCCATAGATCTATATTTTCTTGCATAAACTCTCTGAAGAGTTTTGTCATTGCTTCTACGTGAAGCGATTCATCACGTATACTGTAAGTGATTATCTGACCCATGCCTTTCATCTTACCGAATCTAGGAAAGTTTAACAAGATAATAAAGCTAGAAAATAACTGTAAGCCTTCAGTAAAGCCTGAGTAAATTGCTAGGGCTTTAGCGATAGACTTTTTATCTGCTTTAGATACTCTTACTTTGTCAATATAATCATGTTTATCTGCCATTGCTTCATACTCTGCAAATGCTTTGTACTCAATATCTGGCATACCTACAGTGTCCAAGAGCAAACTATATGCGTGTTGGTGGATACTTTCCATGTTATTAAAAGATCCCATCATCATTCTAGCTTCAGGTTTCTTAAATATTCTCATGTACCTATCCACATACCCGGTAGATACATCTACATCAGATTGTGTAAACAACCTAAATATTTGAGTAAGAAGATTTTTTTCAGAGGCGTTTAAACTTTGCCAATCTTTTACATCGTTATGTAGAGGCACATCTTCTGGGAACCAGTGCATTTGATTTTGCTGTACATAGTAGTCAAACATCCAAGGATGATCGAAAGGTTTATAATATCCTCTTGCGTTTAGTAGGCTCATTATGTTTCTTCCATAACCGTAGAAGTCAATAAGTTGTGTTTAAATAGCTCGATCATATACACCATCTCTTCTGTTTTAAAATTAGAAGTACATCTAGCAGAAAGACTTCCGTTTTTATCCCACCCGATTACCAATACTTCCTTGTATTGATCTTTGGCGTGTTCAAGTAAACTATCAGGATCACTCTTAACTTCTGGAAATAAATTAACTACTTTGTTCATGGTTACTCCTTAACCTGCTCTGGGAAATAATGCTTGTAAATCTCTTCTTACTTCATGCCTTAGTACAGGTCTACAATCTCTTGTAGTTCCCCAAGTTTTACAAACCATAATATAATTATCTTCGTTATATTGTCTTTTTACTCTACCTTTTAAATCGGTAGTGGTAGAAGAGCAACCCATCAAAGTTAAAAATATTAGGAATGGTACAACGTTTTTCATTTTACCTCCTGCGGTAATTAAAGTTTTAGGTTATTTATCCCTCACAACTTAGACATCCCTCATCTTCTAAATTGATTCTTGGAATTTTGATGTTTACATTTTCAGTATTTCTAGCAGCACTAGACCTGAAATAGTAAAGAGATTTGAGTTTGTTTGCACCTAACCAGTGAATGTTACTTACATAGTTTAAGTAATCATCATGCACCTCTTGAGGGGCGGTAGCTGGTGGAGGTTCAAAAAATAAATTGACGCTTTGGCTCTGACAAAGATAATCTTTTCTATTGTAAGCGTGTTCAATAATATTTAATTGATTTATTTCGGGAGCCGTTAGGAATATTTCTTTTTCATCATCTGAAAGTTCCTTAATATCTTTTACGGAACCATCTGCGGCTGCGATTTGTTTCCACAGTTTTTCTGTATTAATTTTTTTTTCTTCAAGAAGTCTTTCAAGATACTTATTCTTGACCTTGTAAGAGCCTGTTAAAGTTTTGTGCGTATATACATTAGCCCGGAATGGCTCAATAGAAGGGCTTGTTCCACCGCATATAATACTGCTAGAAGCGTTAGGGGCAATAGCGAGGAGATGAGAATTACGCATATTACTATAAAGCATATCAGGTGACTCACCCCTAATTTTAGCAAGCCCTTTACTAGCATAAACTGATTCCTCTTTGATGTGCTTGAAAGCTCTGTTGTTGAATGAAGCGGCATACATACCCGAAAAAGATATGTTGTTGCGCTGTAAATAAGCATGAAAACCCATCGCCCCAAGACCAACTGCCCTTTCTCTATATGCTGAATAAGCGGCTTTTGCATATCCTTTTTTATCTTCTGGAACATAATTCATAAACTCCTTTAGTGAAGTTGGAACGTGCAAGGGCCTCTCGTCCATTACATCGTCTATGAAATGCTGTAGTATATTATCTAGCATCATAATTAAATCAAAAATAAATTCTTCGTTGTCTTTCCAATAGTCAAAATATTCTAAGTTTACACTGGATAAACAACATACCGCTGTTCTTTCCTCATCGGTAGGTAAAGTTATTTCTGAACATAAATTACTTTGTCTTACATGGAGTCCTAGATTCTTTTGAAATTCATTAAGAGCTTCATTACAATTATCTATGTTTACTAAGTAAGGCTCTCCAGTTTCTGCCCTTGTATGAATTAACTGAAACCATAGTTCTCTTGCCGAAATAGTTTTTACAGCTTGCTTTGTCTTCGGATCTATAAGCCTCCAATCACTATCATTTTTAACGGCATCTAAAAAATCATTAGTTAAATTTATTCCGTTGTGGAGATTAAGACACTTTCTATTTAAATCTCCACCTGTGCTTTTACGCATTGCAATAAACTCTTCTACTTCTGGGTGAGATATATCCAAGTACGCAGCATAGCTACCCCTTCTAGTTACGCCCTGATTGAAGGCCATCATTTGACTATCAACAACGTGCATAAAAGGTATAGTCCCAGTAGACTGAGATCCGTTACTTGTTGAAGTGCCGTTACTTCTTACACTACCCCAATAACCTCCAAGGCCTCCTCCAGAACTAGCAAGCCATATGTTTTCATCATAGTGGTCACTAAGGCCTGTTCTGGAGTCTGGGACATAATTTAAAAAACAAGAAATAGGTAGACCTCTGCTAGTGCCACCATTAGAAAGGATAGGTGTGCTAAACATAAACCAATTTTTGCTTGCGTAGTCATATAACCTCTGAGCTAATTCGTAGTCCGTAGATTCATTGACCCCATGCGTTGCTCCGAAAACTGCTGCCCTAGCATAAGCTTCTTGAGCGTGAGTTTCATCCTGCCAGAAATACCTATCTTTTAGTGTCTCTTTAGAAAAAGAATCCAATAAATTTTCTCTATCGTAATTTATTTTTATTCCTAGATAGTCTTGTATTCCTGTTTTCACTATTTTTCTCCCTGTGTATATTCCTCTACTGCCTTCAATAATTTTTTATCGTACCATGCAGCTTTACTTAAATCCTCTATGGGCTTGCCCTTGTACCACATTCTCCATCGGTACTTTAGAGTGTTTCCACGTAGGTATCCTATATACTCTTCTTCGGTTAGCATGGCTTTAATAGCATCGATACATTCTATATCCCCATTATTATAATGAGGAGGTTTGTTTACATTATCTTCAGCCAGCCTTCCTTCGTAATACAGACCGCCATTAGTATATCCTCTATCGTAACTACATATTTTTTTATTGGCTTTATCCCATTCTTCAGGTGTAGCATCATTAAGTTTCATTCCATCTCCAAGTCAAGTTTATCATCTTCTTTTCTAGCATTTGCATCTATCCACTCATCAGGGATGCTATCTTCACTAAACCATATAAATCCATTTCTAGTTGCCCACTCTGCATGGCTTCTTTTAGTTCCATCTTTTCTTCTTTTAGCACCGGGCATTGGGGCAGATGGATTGGCAAACAAAAAAACTAGCTCATAGTCTTCAGGTAAATATTTTTTTATCCATATATATTTACTGTACTCTGCATGATCCCAGAACCTACCTTTAGATTCTAGTAGAATAGTTTTATTATCTATGTTTCTAACGAAATCTGGCTCGTAAGTATGCTCGATAACATAATCAATTTTATCGGTGTGATGAGTCCAATCTTTTAAAATAGACTCATGCAGGACAGCTTCCCATACTGAATCATATCCTTCGTATCTTCGATAAGGACGTTTAACTCTAGGTTTCCTGCGCTTGGGTTTAGGTATTAGTTTCTTTTTTGCTTTGATTCTAAATCTCTCATACTGATTTGATTAATATCATGGCCTTCTTGTACTAGTTGTTTTATTGTTTTTATTGTCCATTTTCTAGTGTAGAAACTAATTCTGTTCCCTTTGTCTGTACTAAAATATTCTTTTGCAGGTAAAAAACTATCCATGTTTTCTTCAGATATTTTTTCTTTTTCTTCATCGGATACTAAACTACGTACCCAATTTAACAAAAGAATATCGGCTTGTCTTCTAACTTTCTTGTATGTTTTTCTATTCATTAAGCTACCTCCTCAACCCTTGGAGGCTTATCTACTTTAGTGAGATAGACAGGCCCTTTAGCATATAAGAAGGTTCTTAAACCCTTACCTTCATTAGCATCAGAATAGCATTCAAACTTGTAGGGACAGTAGTAACAGTTCTTATGTATCTTCATGTTACCGCTTTTACCGTCAGGCTCTTCATTATAGCAACGAGGAGGAGGGGTGTCAAACGTAAGGGCCTCTTTTGTTTTATTTATTTTATCTTTAATGTTAATCTTATCTAATTCTTCTGGTCTGTATAAGGCAAGCTCTCCACTTTCTTTATTGATGGCTAGAAAGCCGCCTTCGGAAGTCCCTTCGTTTTCTTCATATCCACAGAGTTGAGCTATGTAGCCAAAGGGATCATCCTCTGCTAACGTGCCAGACTTAAACTTGTTAAAGGCCCTGCCTGAAGCTGTCTTTACATCGACTACTTCTCCGTCTATCTTGCAGTCCATGTGTCCTAAAATGCCGTTTACTTCTACTTCTTTTTGTTCATCAGTAACTTCATGGCCTGATAGTTTTACGAACAAAAGTAAAAGTTCTTCTAGTAAATGCCCATACAAAAACTTAATAAGCACCGGGGAAGAAAGTTTATTTTTATTACTTTCATCTCTACTCTCATACCAAAGTTGTCTAGAAGGTTTACCTATGTTGCTCATTCTTAAACCTTTAGTCTGAGCTTTAGGTTTAGCCCAATGTAAGAGAGCTTGTTTCATACGCTCTCCAAATTCTTCTGCCATCGCATCAGGAATCTCTAAGTCTTTTCCGTCACTTATACATTCAATCTTAGAGTATATGTCTTCTATTAAAGTATTTAATTTAGCCAAGATATTCTATCGCCCTCCGTAGTTGTTCTTTATCATCATTAAAACCTCCTAGAGATCTATTACATTTATGGCAAAGCCATCCTCTAAAAGATTCTGTTTCATGGCAGTGGTCTAATACCCACGATCCATTCTTGTTATTTCCCTGACCAGACACTTCTTCTTTTGTTCCTAAACAAATAGGACAAGTATAGTCATCATCTGGCATTCCATGCTTTTCTCTTAACTCCTCTCTTACTTTTCTTAAAGCATTATTACATTGCTTACATTCAGATCTAAGATAATTCCCACCAGATGCAAAATTAAAATTATTAATAGGCAAATTTCTATTGCATTTATTACAGAGTTTGTAATCTTCATTAAATAAATCTAATTGAAAAGGTTGTTCATCAATGTGTTTCTGACCAATTATCTCCGACATTATAATCTCCGTCTAGAGGACAGTTTAATGTTAGGGTGCTTTGTACTTCTTGAAGTGCTTTTACTCCTAGTTGACCCACAAACTCAGCCTGTTCCTCTAACACTTCTAATTGCCATTCATCGTGGACATTGCAAACAAAGGAAGCATCTAGGTTATTTCCTTTGATCATCCTATTAAAAAGGATTAACCCTTGTTTCATTACAATGGCCCCGGCTCCCTGTAGTAGGGTATTTAAAGCTGCGTGTCTTGTTCTAACGTAAAGTTTCCTGCCATCTAATCCTTTGAGGTAGCCCTTTCCAGATGCTCTTTCAACTCTATCTGTAAGTGCTTTGAATGATGGGAGATTATCAATGAACTGTTCTCTAAGTTTTGTACCAACTTGTTTACCTCCTCCAGCCACTGATCCAAGCTTTGCATTTCCTGCACCGTATACGAGGGCATAGATGAACGTCTTCGCCTGATTTCTTGATTCAAGTCCTGCAAGTTTTTGATTAGCGGTGTGTATGTCTCCGTTAATGATTTCATTAATATAATCCTCATCGTTCATGTAGTGTGCTAACATTCTTAATTCTAACTGAGAAGCATCTATTCCTACTAACTTATATTTTTTAGGAACTGTCCAACAACTCCTGCATTCTTTACCAAAGGGCGCATTTGAACTAGGAACCTGTGCTAAATTAGGATGAGAGTGTGTCATTCTAGATGTTATTGCACCGTTAGTATTCACAAAACCTCTAACTCTGTTGTCCTCTTCAGCGTGTTCTATCCAAGATATAACTTGTGCCACTCTCTTTTGATACATTAAATAGTCACATATCAAAGAAGCTTCTGGTATATCTTTTACTTTAGATAATATTTTTTCATCTACTTGTGGTTGACCAGTAGGTGTAAATACTTTCGGCTCCCACCCAAACGAAATAAGATATTCACCTATTTGTTTTCTAGAACCTAGATTAAATTCTGTGGTATGAACTCTAGGTACTTTTACTTTCATTCCATTTTTACTGTGCAATTCTTTCATTGCATCGTATTCGGTTGGTGTTAGTCTAGTGTTCTTACCAAAGTTATCAGTCGCTGTTTTAAGAAGCTCTCCTGTTTTACCTAGGTTAGGATAAAGGTATTTTGTTTCTTCTCTAGGTAGAAACTTTTCATGTACTTGAGTTACTACCTGATCCATTTTATCTTGAAGACCACCTAGAAGTTTTGTTGCGTAAGGTACATCAAGCAAGAAACCTTTGCGTCTTTGTTCTGATACAATCTTATAGGTTTCCATTTCAATGTTAACACTGTCTGGTGAGAAACCTTTGCTCTCATGTTTCAATGCCTCAAACACTTTAGCATTAAGTCTTACATCTTGCATACAGTATTTAAGCATATCTTCAGAGTAAACTGCATACTCCTCAAAATCTATTTTAGGTGAACCTAAGTCGTATCCCCATTTCTCTAAACCATGATTGCCTTCTCTGACAGGATTAAATAACCTTGAAAGAACTAAAGTATCTACTATCTTTTTATCCCACAAAGACACTCCGGCAATTTGCTCTATAACTGGTATATCAAATCCAATTATATTATGGCCTATAAGTTTATCGGCAGACTGTAATAGCTTGTATCCCTCAGATAAAGTATCTGGAGTAAACATATATTCTTTATTGGAGTCAATATCTATGCAACAGATACACCATATTTTAGTAGCTTTTAAATCGTCAGTTTCAATATCGAATACTAACTGCTTCAAAGTTCTACCTCCTCGTCATCACCAAAGTCAAACACTTCCGTTAGTCTACCAGTATCCTTGTTATAATGTAAGGCTCCTGCTAGTCCAACGTCACCTGTATATCTTGATTTAAGTATTCTCATCTTAGTGGTAGAAGCCTCGATAGGATCATCTGATTGCTGATTACGCTCTAAAGCTATAACACAATCGCTTATTTGACTGATGCCATTAGAGCCTCTGAGGTGAGCTAGAGATACTTCTGCGCCCTGTTCATGTCCCCTGTTACCGTCTATCCTACGTAAGTGAGATACTAATACTAAACCTGCCCCGGTTTCTTCTACAAGAGATCTGAGCCTAGTCATTATATTATCAATCGCTCTACGCTCATCGCCTTCAGCTAGGGCAGAAGTCATCATACCAAGGTGATCTACAATAATCCATTTACAATCAAGGCCTTGCACCATATACCTAATCTTAGAGAAAAGCTCCTCTACATTATGTTCCCCAAGGTGAGAGTGAATCCATAGTCTGTTCTCGCCTTCTTTACCATAGAGGTTATCAAAGTGTTCATTGAGTTTTTCTGGTGCATACTCTTCTCTAACTTGTTTTATAAATAACCTAGCACCTGCCTCAATAGATAATAGCCCATCCACTGTACGTTGCCAGTTCTCTTCTAGAGCTAGTATGCCTAAGTTATCTTCTGTATTTTTTAGAATCCAATGCTCAAGCTCTCTAGTAACTGAGGATTTACCTAGTCCAGTACCGCCAGTAAGAGTGACTAACTCGCCTTGTCTTAGACCATATAACTTATCATTAAGTCCCTGCCAAGGATAAGGAATAGACTTCATTTCTTTGCGAGTGAAGTATTCATTCTTCATCTCAGAAATATTAAGAACCCCGGCAGGAGTGTAAGATTTAGCATTCCACCAAGAGGCTTTGTATGCGTCCTTCCTCTTGTTTCTTAGCATATCATTAGCATCTTTGAAGTCAGGTGGCAGAGAGACTATCTTAGCCTTACCGGGTTTAATTAAATCTGCTACTTCAATAGCCTTGGCATTACCTAATTTATCATTGTCAAAATTAATTACTACATTGTCAAATGATTCTATAAACTCAAGGTTTTCTTTAATATCTTTTAATGCCCCTTGGATACCGTTCTTTACAGAAACGACAGGCCATTTAGAATCCATCATTTCATGTGCAGCCATAGCATCACACTCGCCCTCACAGATAGTTAAGAACTTACCGCCCTTCTGAAAGAGTTGCTGACCAAATAACATTACGCCTTTGGGAGAGCCGATCCAATTAAATTCTTTTGTGTCGCACTTTCTTATCTTTGTGCCGACCACCTCATTTGCTATGTAGTAAGGGTAGTAATGTTTAGATATACCAAAGTCATCACCTTCTGATTTAACACCGTATTTTCTAGCAGTTTCCTCAGATATACCTCTGTCCTTCAAAGGCTGAAACGATCCACCCATTTTAAAACCAGAGGTTTCTTTGTTCCTTTTATGTGTATTAAAATCCATTACTTTATCCTCCCCATAATACGATGTATACCAATGCTCACAACTATAACATTTTGCAGTGCCGTCATTATTAATACTAACTGCATCACTACTACCGCAAACCCGGCAAGGTTTATGGTACTCTACAAAGTGTCTACCTTCTGTCATGTTTCCTCCATTAAAAAAAAGGGAGTCGTTATTGACTCCCCAAGGCCTCGCCACTATTTTCTTTATCAGGCTCCTTTATCTCCGTCCGTTTACCGCTGGACTTTTCTAAATGAAGACCTAATTCTGTACTCAAAGTTATTTCACTAGCCGTTAGGACTTTAATCTTTCTTCGTAAGACTGATATTTCCTGTTTAACTTCGGCAAGCATATTAACATACTCTTGAGATTCTGCATCAAGACATTCAAACTTATATTGTTTTGAGTCTATGGTTACTGTGTCGATACTCACAGTTCCATCTCCTCATCATCGTCCTCCACTTCAAACTCATCACCATCTGTAGAGTAAGATACTAAGTCAATGACTTGCATACCTTGAAAGTCTAAACCCCTATACTTAACTCCTTGTCGCTCAACTTCCCAAGGCTTGTACTGAACCTTAACTCTCGATCCGTTTCCAACCTTACAGTTAAGAGGATTCCTACCCTTGTCAATTAACTTAGGTGCTTTCCTTATCATACCGCCCGGGCCGTTTACCTTACGCTTAATAATTACTGTAGGCCCTTCTTCCTTATCAACAACTTTGATTCCGTCTGACCTAAGACGATCCGCTTCATCACCGCTGATTACTAAGTTCACCGTATACACTGGCTCGAAAGTCGTGTTCGGTGAAGTAACACTTGCCCAATACGCTATACCTTCTATTAACATATTTACTTTACTCCGTTATTTAAGTTCCGACAATGGTAGCACACTTTGCTTTTTTGGTCAAGCATAGTCACGCTCCCAACCTTTTTTTCTTTTATAATTTCCAGTTTGATTATACTCAACTCTTGAGGCATCACACTTAGCGGCATACCAATATAAAGTATTTAGTTGTTTTTCAAACTCTTTTCTATTGTATGTTACTGGCTTCTGCCTACCGTGTTTAGCTTTTACAGTGGCCCTCTTATTACCAACTGTAATTTCACACAGTCTCCATCCATCAAGATAAAACCAAGTGTCATAATTGTCACCCCTTTTAGGGTTCAATAGTTTATCTTTGAGTGCTAAGACTTCTGAGTTTTTCATTACCACTCTCCAAGGTAGTTGAGATAATCAGAAAAGAAATTACCTATATCATCATCTGTGATTTTAAAACTACCAACATCCCGGCAACGATTGTAAACATAACGAAAGAATCTATCTTTCATCTTTTTGTCAGGGGCTTTAGCCGCTATACGATTACCCCATAACTGACCCCACCAATCATCTAGGTCAGTGTAAAACTCTTGGACAGGATCAGTTTGGCTCATTGATTGCACTCCTAGGGGTTTTGTTAGGGTTCAGGTTTAGAACAGATATTCTTTCTCCTTCATCAATAAACTGCATAAGGCCTACTGCTTCCTGCCTAGCCTCTTGCATTGAAGAATAATATTGTTTATTTATTACTGTCCAGCTTGCTCCCTTTGCTCTATAGGGCCATAGACTTTCTAGTGTTACTGCATATTCGTGATTAATAGCTTTCATAAAACCTCCAAAGTAAAATAAAAGTAGGCAGTTTTTAACTACTTGCCTAGGTAGCTACAGGAGAAAACTATGAGCAGTTTCTCTACTTACTCAGGTAGTCGGAGGATTAAGCCGCTAACTGTCTAGGAAAATACTGTAATGATTTCCTGACACTTTCAGTTCTTTGGATATATTTAGTATTTTTATCCGCAGCAACTTTGTTTTTATTGGTATCAACAAAGTGAGTTGACCAATCTGTAAGCGTATTATACACAGCCCAGTAGTTATGTCCAAGAGTATTTTTGTACACTCTCCACTTGGATGCAAGATATAAAAAGCTGGTATTTGTCCTGCCTCTAGAATCATTTACTGCATCGAGAAGCTCTCCGATACCTTCTCTCACACTGTTATTGGTATCCTTTAAGAATTTCTTTGCAGTCTCACAACCACTTGCTTCTGCAAATATATTCATAGCAAACTTCTGAGATGCTTTAATGTTTGCCCACTCACACCAGATTTCATTTTGATTAATTAATATATTAACAGTATTATTAATCATTCTAGCACCTGCATCAATGTCTAAACTGCTGGTATGTTTACGTCTATAAATACCTGCCGTACCCTTTAGGAATACTTGTTTGTTAAGACAAGCTCCCTGAAGTGAGCCTACTGAAGCTTGATAAGGCCATACACCATTGGTTGAATTGATGTGTAGTAACTGAAGTGAAGAGTAGTCTCCATCAGGAGTAGTTACTGAGTGGTTTGGAATGTCGTGCTGAACGAAACACATAGTACCTACTTCGTCCACGTTTATTGATTCCTTGATCCCGGTAAGATTTAACTCGCTTCTTTCCAGTACATTCCTTGCGGAATCTATCATTGATTTGTGTGATACTGGCTTGTATTTATCACTATGCATACCAAGCATATCACCAGTGTCATCCCGATAAAATGCTTTCTTTTTGGGTATGTCATGGGACATTGCATCTGTATCTGTATACCTTATTCTAGAAGATAAGATATTAAAATCAGCATCTCCATACCCCTCATCTCTGAGAGCATTAATTGCTGATGAATTTTTATACATTGACAATATAGTCATATGTTTTTCCTCCAAAAAATATATTGTTTTGCCGTTAGTGGCTGTGAACATACTACCACGGAAACGAAAGCTGTCAAGCCCATTACGCCTACGTGTTGTAAACCTTAACTTCGTTTTGAGTT